AAGCATGCCACTAAACATCAAGCAGTTGATGTATCAGGACATTATTGTTTTAACAGCAATGAATATAAAGAAATTATTGATAGTATCGATGATCAAGAGTTTAAAAATACACTAACTAAACGCATAACTTCTTTACTAGATGACTATAGGGTGTTTGACCATGGAAAAATATAATAATATTGCTGTTTTTATTCGAGGCCATAAGAGAATGTGGGATTATACCAAGAAGAATTTATTTGAATCATATGATCAAATTTCGGAAAATGTAGACTACTATGTTGCTTTATGGGATACTGCTGAATTAGATCTGGATAAAATTAAATCGGACTTTGTAGGAAAAAATCTCGTTGCATGTATCACACCTCCATTGTATGAATCGTTTAGTGGACCTTGGAAATCTCAAGGATGGTTACCATTCAATCTATTAGCATATAAGAAGATAAGAGAAGAATCAGTAACATACGATGCAGTATTTGATCAAAGAACTGACACTATCATAACCGAATATTATGCCTGTGAAAAATTTATATTAGAGCCAATGAATCTATACAGTCAGTGGGCCATTTCATCCACAGATGAAGTAACTGTCATCGGTGGATTAACAACTATTCATCCATTTCCGCTAAAAACAATAAAAGACTTCGGTTTTATGTGCGACAGCAAAACTTTCGATATACTAACATATCGATTTGCATTTTTTGAAGACTCGACTGTGCCGGTTGAAAATTTACTATATAATTATTGTATCAAAAATAAAATATCAATTACGCATAAACATCCATTTTGTTCTTCGATTGTGCGGCCAACACTGTGTAGAAATCTCAACGTAAATCATCCTATTGGAAGTATAATTAATGTGAGGACATCTAACGGTGATTATGGAGCGTCTTTATCACCATACCGTGGCGACTATGACGAGTGGGAGTACTTGTCGTCAACTGATAAAATAGAATTATGCCAGCAATACAATATTGATTTTGAAGATTACATGGATAAAATATGAACAAATACAATCACATTGCAGTATGTATTAGAGGACAGAAACGCACTTGGGATAGTTGCAAATTAAATCAATTTTATTATTATAATCAAATTGCACATAATGTAGATTATTACTTTGCAACATGGGACGATTCTGAAATCAACAGTTCTCAAATTAAGCAAGACTTTAACGGTAAAAACTTAATTGAATTTATTGAAGTCCCTTTGCATTCTCATTATAACACACATTGGTCAGCACCTGCGTGGCTTTCATACAACATAGTTCCATTTAAAAAAGTAAGAGAGCGATCAGTAAAGTATGATGCAGTGTTTGATCAACGAACAGACTGTATAATATGGACTGCTTGGGAACCATTTATCCTCGATGAAATGACCATGTATACTCCGGAAATGCCGTTTAACAATGGTCCGGAACGCATAGCATTAGGCTTTGGAGAAAGTGGAGTAACTGATTATGGTTGTATGGTTAGTAGTGAGACTTATGATTTATTAGCATATCGATTTACCGAGGCCGACACAGGATTAGCACCTCCCGAATCGATGTTGGAAGACTATTGTCGACGAAACAACATTGAGATGCCAGGTATGAGTGTTATGGATTACATGCCAATTAGGCCTGATATATGCAGAGATTTTAAAGACCCTATTATCGAAGTAACTCCTGATACCGTGACTCGATTAAATGAAAGTCATACTATTTGGAAAAACATCCCACTAGAAGAAAAATTGCAAATTTTTAAAAATCACAATCTAGTTGTAAGTGATTTTATAGATCGAAAATTTGGTCTGCGCAATATACATGACAAATCTAATAATTATTAGATTTCCATTTTTTTAGTAACCAGCTACTGCTGTTAGATTTATTACCGCCTACGCCAAATATAAATTCTATATTACTATCGTTGACATCCATTTCTGGAATATTAGTAGCTGTCCGATCTCCACCGTTGGCAAAGATAATTGTTGCGTTAGGATACATTTTCCTAACACCGGTGATAGTGTTTTTGCTAGTACCGTCTGCGTCAGGGTAGCAAACAACTTTGTCTACAACTTTTAAAGCCTCCACAATTCGACAACGTTCATATTCATCCATGAAGGGTTTGCCTTTCTTGCGTTCTAACCACTCATCTGAATTCAAGCCAACAACAAGGATGTCGCCCAATTTCTTAGCAGCTTCAAAATATTCAATATGTCCTGAATGCAATGGGTCAAATCCGCCGGTTACTAGAACTATCTTCATTGTTTTTTATCTTTCCAAAGTTGTATGACACGGTCTAGTCCAGTATCTAGATCAACAGTGGGTTTCCAACCTAATAAGCGTTCTGCTTTTGCGGCTGTGGAATTCAACACATAAATTTCACCGTCACGTTTAGGTTTTCTATTCCAGTTAACTGTACCCTTCCAGTTCATCTTACCAGCTATTTTTTCAACTAAGTTTTCAATGGTAAGTGCGTTGTCTGGGCCCACACAGAACATCTCGCCATTAGCTTGTTTTGGTTGTTGTAACACAGTTGCATACAATTCGATTAAGTCGTCAATCCACAAGAAGTTTCTGTATGGTTTGCCGTAACCTAGATTGATTTCATTAGGGTTAGCTAACATCTGCGTGATGATTTGCTCTACTACAAAAAAGTCGTTGTCGTGCCTGCCGTAGGTATTGGTTTGTCTAAATGCACAGAATGGAAAATCAAACGACCGATGTGCATATTCTAAATAAAGTTCACAGCCAACTTTGGCCACCGCATAAGGTGCATTGGGATACTGTTTGGTTGTCTCATCAAATACCGGCAATGTAAATGGCTCACCATCGCGAATCAAATCGCTTTCAGGTTGCCAGCCATACGTTTCCATGGTACTGCTAAACACAAACAGTTTGAGATTTTTCAAATGCCTAGCTGATTCGATCATGTTCACAGTGCCGACATAGTTGATTTGGCTAAAAGCTGTTTGCTCATAAAAGCTCTTTTCAACTTCGGTACGTGCGGCCAAATGGATGATGAACTCTGGATCAACTTCAGCTAATCGGTTGTCAATTGCTTCTTTGTCCAATAAGTCACAAGCCAAATCAAAAATTTGATATTCTTTTGCCAAACGATTTTGGAGATATCCACCAATAAAACCCGATAATCCTGTTATGAGAACCTTCTTCATTCTATTCCTTACATTATAATAGTATTTAACTGTTGTCTTTTACTCATCAAAAATATTTGACTTAGATGTAAATAGGTGCTATAATACATACATTGTTAAACAAACAGGAGCAGATATGGCTACAGTAGCAGGCATTAAAATTAAACCCAAGGCGAAAAAAGAATCCAACCGCATTACCGGCGTGAGTATTCGGCAGAATGCCAAGAAAGATCACAGCCCTGTTTGGACTGATGTAGACACTATGAGTACGGATAGATTCATGCGACACTGGCATAATGCTATGGAATACTACCGCATGGAGTTTAGCGGTAAGGATCTAAAACCTGCTGTACTCAAATGGATGGCCGGTAACGGTTGCACCAAAGAAGATATTGCGGCTTTCAAAAGAACTAAAGATACACGTTGCAACATTACAATGGGCTCGATTGCAAGTTGCTTGCTTCGAGGAATGCCTGCTGTTCGAGCAGACTTTAACGAAGGCAGAAGTTCTGCACTTTGGTTGACCAAGGCTATCTCGCAAGTAATCGGTGAGGGCACACATGACATCGATGACGAAGCCGTTGCGGAAGTTAAATCTGCTGTTCCTATGATTACTATTCAGGAACGAGTACGTGACGCCGCATATGCAATGACAGAAGAGTTGGAAGATGCTATTGAGGGTTTTCAAACCGATCCAGAAAACTTTGATCCAAAAGCATTTAAAATTCTTAATTTGCTAAAAGGCAAAGAAGTTAAGGCCGCACATGCACGTATCATTAAAAACTTGTATGCACGAGACTTAGCAGAACTTGAAGAACTTGCTAGCGGCAAGGGCGATGAGCAGTTGAAAGAAGGCTACAGCCATCGTAGCAAAAAACAAGTTAAGAACTTGATTGCATTCTATCAAGAGATTGCCAGTGCGTGTGATATGCTGGCACAAGAGGCCAAAGTTAATCGTGCTCCCCGTGCTAAGAAATCAGTACCAGCTGAGAAGTTGATTGCTAAACTAAAGTTTATGAAGAGTAATGAGCCACTAAAACTAGTGTCTATTAATCCTACCGACATTATTGGTGCTGGAGAACTGTGGACTTATAACACTAAGTCCCGCAAATTGGGCAAGTATGTTGCCGCAGAGTTTAATACGTTGGGTGTCAAAGGCACTACAATCACAGGGTTCGATGAGTTTAAGAGTATTCAAAAGACACTTCGCAAGCCTGAAGAAAAACTCAAAGAATTCAAGGCAGCAGGTAAGATTGCACTGAGAAAGTTTCTAGATGACATCAATGCTACTGACACCAAGATGAACGGCCGCATTAATGAAGAGATTATTTTACTTAAAGTAGCATAAAATCAAGCCCATGTTAGGGCTAGCATAGTGAAGTCTCTGTGATAAATATCATATAAAGAGACTTTCACTATGACACTACCTGCAAATCAACAATTTACTACACGTTCTGATAGATTATGGGCAGATAATAACCTAGATCTAACAGCTAATCGTGCTTACAAAATTGACAACATACCCGTATTATCATACGGAGAGTTAGGAATCACTGTAACTAAGAGTAATCTTAGACAAATCGGAACACTTAATACATTAGAAGTAACTGGTAATGCTCTCATAGGAGAATTTGCATATTTTAACAGTACTGTTAATAGATTAGGGTTAGGCACAGATGAACCTAATGCCAGTATTAGTATTCTAGATAATAACGTAGAAATTGCTATTGGCAGTCCTGCATATGGCCTGGCCAATATTGGTACATATTCCAATTCTGATCTTGCAATTACTACAGATAATATTGCACGTATCACTGTAAAAAATAACGGCGAAGTTATTATTGGCGATGCTGTGGGCAAGAACGGTGTGCTACGAGTTCATGGATCAATATACGTGGATAATTTTGTATCTGATACAAGAGTTGATCGCAGTAGTTCATTGGAATTTAAGGCCAGCAAAGAAGGCACAGTATACGGTTTGGGATTCACATGGTCGAGTGCGGATTTTACACGTCAGATGATAATGAAGTCAGGACCCGACAGACTTTGGGCAAATGTGTCTTTTGATCTTGCTGAAAATCATTCATATTTTTTAAATGGTAAACCCGTATTGACTGAAACTGGATTGGGCAGTTCAGTGGTTACAAGTAACTTAGTCCAAGTTGGCTCATTACAATCACTGAATGTTGCAGGTAACACAACACTTCAAGGTGATTTAATTGCTGGTGATACTGTTGTTAGGTCTTTGGGACTTAACAACGGTGTTAATTCTATATCAGTAGACGTACACGGTGTTAATTCTAACAAGTCATTTAGAGCATCTGTAAAACAAGCTGATGTGTTATACGGTGATGATAACGAAATTGTGCTTGGCAATAGTTCACAATCACGTAGACCAGTTAAAGTATTTGGACAATTGTCAGTAGGCATTAACAATCCAGATCCAAGTGTTGGGTTAGCAGTGGCTGGTGACTTGTCATTCTCTGATAAAAAGTTTACCACTGGAGATTCTGCACCAGCAGAAGGGCAATTTAACAAAGGCGATATTTGCTGGAACTCAAATCCACAAGCAAGCAGTTATGTTGGCTGGATCTGCGTAGTTAGCGGAACTCCAGGACAATGGTTGCCATTCGGTGCAATTAATCGCCAATAACATTGACCTTATCTAAATAACCCTATATAATTATTAAAGTGGACTTAGGCATTCATCCCACTTAAAATATTCTGCATGTCATTGCTTATTCAAGGAGAATACAATGGCAAATTTACAACCGGTAGTATACAAGTATCAAAGCACAAAAGAATATGTGGACGCATTTCCATGTGCTTACAGACAATGGCGTAGTGACAGCCACTGTAATCTAATTCATGGCTATTCATTTAGCATGAAGTTCTATTTTGGAACAAACGACCTAGACGTTCGCAATTGGGCGGCTGACTACGGTGGACTCAAAGAACTCAAAAAGATCCTAGAAGACCAATTTGACCACACACTTATTGTAGCACAAGATGATCCACAAATGGAGATATACAAGATGTTACAGGAAAAGAAAATGGCCAAGGTTGTAATCTTGCCACGTTTAGGCTGTGAAGGACTTAGCGACATGCTGTACAAGTATGTAAATGGTGTTTACATTCCAGAGATGTGGGGTCCAGGCGAAGCGGCCCGACTGTGGTGCTATCGTGTAGAAGTACGTGAGACACAGGCTAATATGGCTTTTAGAGAAGGGCACCGTGAGTGGAATGAGGACTTACTTTCATAAATTTTGGCGGAGTTGGGCCAAAGCATTAGGTGAAAAAGCAGGTAGTTCAGACGCAGAAGCGGACCGAATTGCTTGCATTCGTACCGTAATTGTGTTATCATATATACTTACAAACATTTTTATAATCGCAGGCGTCATAAGGCATTGGTAATGGGTAAAATAGGCTTCGCATGTAAATGGATCGATCATGCAGATCAAGTAAACGGCATCAAGAAAGATGACGATGCTAAACAATACAACACCGGTACAACTACCATAAGTTGGTTAAATAGACAGACTAAAGAAGTTGCAGAGCAAAAACTCTGGGACCTGATGGTCCAAAACTTAACGGCTACTAAGAAACTAGTAGACCGTGTGGGAGAACTAGATGAAAACCTTAGGATGGTTCGCCTTAGTAGCGACATTCTTCCTGCTTATACCGAGCCCAGTTGGAGTTATTTCTGGCAGCGGCCTGATGTTGTTAGCTATCTTGAACGCAATTTTAGCCTTATTGGTGATAGTGCTCGTGCAAGCAATACCCGTCTTTCTATGCATCCTGGGCAGTTTGTTGTGCTGGCTAGTATTAACGAAGGCATCGTTGGGCGATCGATAGAGGAGTTTGAATATCATGCAGATATGGCACGTTACATGGGCTACGGTAAATCCTTTCAGGATTTTAAAATCAACGTCCACATCTCGGGTAAACAAGGTCCAGCCGGTATCCGAAGTGCGTACAAACGACTATCGCCAGAAGCAAGAAATTGTATTACTATCGAAAACGAAGAAAACTCATGGGGGCTAGATGACTGCTTGGATTTGGGTAATATCTTACCTATTGTTTTGGACGTACATCATCACTGGATTCGAGAAGGGGAATACCTTACCCCTGAGGACCCGCGTGTACTACGTGTTATTGAGTCTTGGCGTGGTGTTCGTCCCACTATGCATTATTCAGTTAGTCGCGAAGATTATCTAACAAATCATTGTGTAAACTCTTTGCCGAACCATGCGGCATTGTTAGAAGGTGGATATAAAAAGCAAAAACTGCGGGCGCACAGTGATTTTTATTGGAATAATGAAACAAATAAATGGGCAACAACTTTTCTAAACCAGTTCGACATAATGTGCGAAAGCAAGGGCAAAAACCTAGCCAGCATGGAACTGTACAATCAAGCCAAAAGCTATCTCGAGAACAATTAATATTTAGAATTGAAACTCAAAGAGAAAAGCTAGAAGAACTGGAATTACTTCCAGTCTCTGAATCTATCGAAAAGAAAAAAGAAAAGATACTGGGCGAATATACCCAGTATCTTGAACAATTAAAAAGATTTGATTAATTATGTTGCTTTTGGAACACGTGGCTTTTTAACAGCGGGTACTTTTATCGCAACAACTTTAGGAGGCTTTTCTGCTTTAGGTTTTGCAGGTGCTTTAGGTTTTGCAGGTGCTTTAGGTTTTGCAGGTGCTTTAGGTTTTGCTTCGGCGACTGGTGTAGCTACTATAGCTTCGATTCCAATTGGCATGGGAACTTCAACTTGGGGCGATACCATAGTTTCGACAATCGGTGTTAATTCTACTTTATATGGTGCTTCTACTGGTGCTGGTGTGGAAGATCCAAAACCAAACAATGCTTTAATTTTATTCAACATAATAATGTCTCCTTATAAGTTTATTTATATAAACTAAATATCACTATGTACAATTTTATACGTCATATCACGCTAAACGAGGGTAAAACACCTAAGACATTGGTGCAGACTAAACTACCGTATGCCAAGGATGAATTGGAGCCTAGCAAAAGCAAAGACTCCATCGACTACCATTATGGCAAGTTATACAAAGGCTACGTCACTAGATTTAACGACGGAGAAGGTGATGCTGACTTTAATGAAGCGGGAGCGTTTTTACACAACTTGTACTTTACCCAGTTCCAAAAACCCACTAGTTCAAATGAACCCGACGGCTCGGCAGGCGAATTCATTACAAAGCATTACAAAACATTTGACAAGTTCAAAGATGAATTTGAAAAAACAGCCATGAAGATCCAAGGTAGTGGGTGGGCATATCTAGCTAGGGACGGTTCTATCAAAACTATTAAAAATCACGAAGTCAAACAGGACATTGTTCTGTTAGTGGATTGGTGGGAACATGCCTTTCAAGGCGACTATGGTAGTGATAAAAAGTCATACCTCAAAAATCAATGGAAAATTATCAACTGGAATGTAATTAGTGCTAGAGTTGGTCTAGAGTCTTAAGGCTACTAACAGGCATATCCCAAACGTGGCGTCGCTCGACGCCTTTTTCTTGGGCAAATCTTTTTGCATCACAATTTCCGCAAACATGATAAAAATTATTGTTTAGACGTTTTGGATCCATTGATCCTTTTTCTCGTTTAAATTCTGCCCCACAGCTGTCACATCGAAATATAATCATAGTCTTTTTACGGCTATATGTATGCATAGTACCATTTTTACTGGGACGTTCGTAGTTTGTAATCACATATTCGGTTTGAATTAGCATAAATGTATTTACATTAAGGTTACAAAACGCCTTTGATAAATATCATATCGAGGGCATAATGTGATAACAATTTCCGAATCAGCAAAAGTAAAAATCAAAGATCTTCTCCTTGAAGAAAACAATCCCAAACTAGCATTGCGCACATTTGTACAAGGCGGAGGCTGTAGCGGTTTTAGCTATGGTTTTACATTTGACGAAGAAATAAACGAGGACGATTTTGAAGTCCCGCTAGACGAATTTAAGGTACTTGTGGATGCAATGAGTATGCAATATCTATCGGGTGCAGAAATAGATTATAAAGAAGATCTACAAGGTAGTTCATTCAGCATAAAGAATCCCAACGCACAAACTACGTGCGGCTGCGGTTCTAGCTTTGGAGTTTAATAATGACACAAAAAATAATTGATATTGGTATTCAAGGCAATGACGGTACTGGTGACAGTATCCGTGAATCGTTTCGTAAGGTTAATGAAAACTTTACAGAAATGTATGCTATTTTTGGTGCGGGCGGCACCATTAATTTTACCAACTTAGGAGATACTCCTGCTAGTTACCTCGGTAGTCAAATCATCATGGCCAGTGTACTCGGTGATAGACTTACTGCTAGAACTCTTGTTGAAGGAAATGGCATTGCTATCGATACAGATAGTAGCAATAGCACAGTTACTATTAGTGCAACTACTCAGGGTCTTAACAGTGATGTAGCTGGAACTGGTTTAGCAGGGCATTTAAATTCTAATACGTTTACAATTGGCAGTCTGAGTGATCCTACCGCTGCTGTTGCGGCTCTGTATGAGGGTGTGTTTCCAAATTCCGTTAATACATTACCACCTGGTCGAACTACGCAAGATCAACTAGTAATGACAAAGGGTTACGCAGATCGTAACTATGTTGCTAGTTTTGAAGGCACTATTGTTGATGCATTAAAATCTAGGCCTGAGCCGCTGACACCTGAATTAACTAATCCAGACTACGATCCAACACTTACAAGCAATTATCTATCAACTGAAGTGATGCAACGTAAGGATGTGGTGTATCGCGGTGGTGACACTATGACAGGAACACTAAATCTAAGTGACCATCCTGGTGCAGCCGCAGGAACAGGCACTCCTAACGGGTCAGATGATTTGCAGGCGGCCAGCAAGTATTATGTTGACAACAAAACATTTACCAGCAATGTAAACTTATACGTGTCAGCAGCAAGCGGTGACGACAGCCAAGCTAGAACACCCAATGGTAAGGAAGGCAGATTTTGGCAGTATGCTTACAAAACTGTTGGTACGGCTGCTTTGCAAGCTGAGAATTTAATTGAACTTGCCAGTATAGAACCTGGGCCATACAAACAACGAATTGCATATACAGTGGGTCCGGATCAAACTCAAACAACTATAGACAGTGTAGTGTTGTCGGGTGGGAATTCTGGCATTGCTGGATACCAAGATGCTGCTGATTTACTAACACTGAATAAAACATTTATTCAAGCAGAAACTATTGCTTACTTGAATAAAAAATATGTAAACGCCATTGTAATTGACGAAACATTGTACACTGAAATTATAACAAAAGTCATCGACGGAGTTGGTTATGATTTAGTTGTAGCGTCTGACTATAATTCAATTACTGTTGCTTCAAACTTATTCGAAGCACGATATTTGGCTGTGTTAACTGAACAACAGACTCAAGTACTAGATGCTATTGATCGTATAAGAAATACCATTTTAGATTACAATTACGATTCCACTGCAACTGAAAACTATATTGG